AAAAGCTTTTCAAGATATTTATTTTTTACTTGATAGCTTCCGGATAAAGTTTTGTGAGTATAGCAGTTAGCACGATAAGGCTCAATGCTAGGAGAAGTCCCACTACAAATGATACCACTACTAGCATTAGGAGCAATAGCAAGGAGATTAGCATTCCGCTTACCACTACCGTGGATGTCAGGAGCTTCACCCCTTTCACTAGCCAACTCTTTAGTTGCTTCCGTTGCTTTTCCTTTAATGTAAGTAAATGCCTTAAAGTTAAACCCAGATGCGAAAATGCCTTCGAAAGGAATGTTCCTACGTTGAAGATAAGCGTGGAAACCCATAGCACCAAGTCCGAGACTCCTTTCTCTATAGGCTGAATAGGCAGACTTAGTAAAGCCTTCTTTACCTTTCCTAACATATTTCTTAAATCTTTTAAAATTCGCACTATATTCTCCTAGTTGTGTTGTATCTATTGCATTGTCAATATAATGTTGAATTATATTATCAAGCATGGTTATTAAATCTTGTATAAAGTTATCGTCCTTTGACCATTCATCAAAGTATTCTAAGTTTACAGAAGATAAACAACATACTGCTGTTCTTTCTTCATCAGTTGGTAAAGTAATCTCAGAACATAAATTACTTTGACGTATTTTTAATCCTAAATCTTTTTGTTGCTTTGGTAAAGCTTCGTTACACTTATCAATATTAATCATGTAAGGCTCACCTGTTTCAGCTCTAGCATTTATTATCTGCCACCATAAGTCTCTAGCATTAATAGTCTTAACAGCTTCGTTAGTTTTAGGGTCAATCAATCTCCAGTCATCATCGTTTTGTACAGCTTCAAGAAAAGCATTAGTAATATTTACACCGTTATGAAGATTAAGATTCTTCCTGTTAATATCCCCACCTGATTCTTTTCTCATGTTAATGAACTCTTCAATCTCAGGGTGAGATATATCCATGTAAGCTGCATAAGAACCACGTCTAGTTGTGCCTTGATTAAAGGCTAACATCTGTGAATCAACTACATGGATGAAAGGAATAGAACCAGTAGAACGACTGCCATGAGTAGTTGAAATACCATTGCTCCTAATATCGCCCCAATATCCACCAATGCCTCCACCTGAACTTGCCAACCAAATGTTCTCATCATAATGAGCAGATAGCCCACCCCTGCTGTCAGGAACATAATTGAGGAAACAACTGATAGGAAGCCCACGAGTGGTACCCCCGTTACTAAGAATAGGAGTGCTAAACATGAACCAACGAGAGGAAGAGTAGTTATAAAGTCTTTGAGCCAACTCAAAATCTGTCTCGCCTTTGAAAGTTGCTCCGAAGACGGAGGCTCTTGCGAATGCTTCTTGTGCATGTGTTTCTCCTTCCCAAAAATATCTATCTTTGAGTGTGTCTAAACTAAATTTATCAAATGTTTTTTCTTTATCATAGTCTATTTCAATTCCTAAGTAAGGCTTAGTTCCTATTTTATCTTCAACCATTATCTTGTTCCTTATTGTTTACATATAATGCTATTATAGCATAGTGAATTATTTTATACAAGTCTAAATTATTCTTACCATCTTTCTTACCAAACCTCATAGCATATTTCATAATGTTTCCAAGACAGAATCCTTCTCCGTATCCTGAATCAATTATCATATCAGTTGCTTGGTACTTACCGTTAGCATAATGTTGAGCATATGTATTACCTATATAAGCTTTCAATTCATTTAGTATTTTATCTTCGTTAAATTTATAATTCACTTTTCCATTCCTCCGGTAATGTTTCTTCACTATACCATGTGAAGTTATTTGTTTCTGCCCATTCTGCATGAGTTCTTTTTGTTTTATCTTTTCTTACCTTTGCACCCGGCATAGGTGAGTAAGGTTTTTGAAAAAGAAAAACTAATTCATAATTATCAGGTAAAGCTTTTCTAATATGTATGTACTTACTATACTCTGCATAGTCCCAGAACCTACCTTTAGCTTCTAGTAAAATAGTTTTATCATCTATAACTTTTACAAAGTCTGCTTCGTACTTATGTTGAACAACATACTCTATAGTATCCCAATGATGTTTCCAATCTTTAAGAACTGTTTGATGTATATCGTATTCCCAAAGACTATCGTATCCTTTTGGTACGTTAATCTTTTTAGGTCGTGGTTTTCTTGGTACTCTTTTAGGCATTCAAGTTTTCCAAAGTAATATCAGGATTCTGTTTTACTTTTTTATAAAACCATCTAAGACTATATGCACTCAACATGAACCTATTGTTAGCAAAGATATGTGTTTGTTCTGGTAAGAACTGGTCCAAGTTTTTCTTAGTAATCTTAGTAGCATCTTCACCTTCAGGTACCATAGTTCTTATCCAACTAATAAGTAAGTCTTCTGCTTTACGTCTTAGTTGTTTTGCTTTTCTACCATTCATATTTGTGTTACCTCTATAACATTAGGAACTTTAGGTGTTTGAGTTAAGTATCTCAAACCATTAGAATATTTAAATACTCTTAAACCTTTTCCTTCGTTTGCATCTTTATGACATTCAAATTTATATCTACAATATACACATCCTTTAGGTAGTTGCATATTACCAGACTTACCGTCAGGTATAGGACTATAACACTTATCTGGTGGTGTTTTTAACTTAACAGCTTTTTTAATATCAGTTATTTTCTTTTTGATATTAGGTTTATCAAAGTCATCAGGTCTAAACATAGCTAACTCACCTGACTCTTTATTGAGAGCAAGGAATCCACCTTTGTTTGTACCCTCTGCTGCTTCGTAACCTGCAAGTTGTGCAAGATAACCAAACGAATCTTGTTCAGCAAGAGTTCCTTCTTTGAATTTTTTAAATGCAAATCCTGAAGCAGTCTTTACATCTACAACCTCACCATCAATAACACAATCCATGTGTCCTTTAATACCGGATACAGTTATTTCTTTTTGTTCATTAGTAACTTCATGTCCAGATAACTTAACAAGAAATAAAACTATCTCTTCAAGTAAGTGTCCGTATAAGAACTTAATAAATGTAGGAGGAGATATAACCTCTGTTGAATCAGATTCAGAGTTCATCTCATACCACAATTGTCTAGGCTGTTTACCTATGTTAGACATACGTAAAGAAGGTTTACCTCTTGGAGATGGATGAGACCAAGTATAAAGAATTTCTTTCATAGATTCTCCAAACTGTTCAATAGTCTCTTCATCTATGTCAAGATGTTCTCCTTTTCCAAGAGCCGACAATTTATTATATATATCTTCGACTAATGTGTCAAGTGTTTTTTTCTTTTTAGTCATAATTTTTATCTCTGTGTTTAGTAAAATACAAACTTCTATCTACAGAATTAAATTGTAACAATTGTACTCCTGCTTTTATTTGCTCTGGAGTTCTACTACAACATTTTGTAAAGTTGTTACCTGTTTTTTTATGTAGTTGAGGTTGTGCAGTTTTAACATCAATCAAAGTTGTTTGTCCATCTTTAAGAGCAATCAAATCAGCAAGTCCTGTACACCCACAATTTTTAAAAACCTCATAACCATTATCCCATAACCAAGTTACAGCATAGTATTCAGCCATATCTCCTTTTCTACTATCGCAATGCTTAGTGTGTTTCACTCCAGTTACCTCCTATCTTATACTCACCATCAAGAGGACATCTAAGATTAAAATGTTCTCCTGCTTTTATAATACTATCAACAGCAAACTGACCAATGAAATCAGCTTTATCTTTAGGTACTTCTAGTTGCCACTCATCATGGATGTTAGCAACAAACTTATAAGGTACTGCATTTAGTTGTAAGACATCATCAAGTATTGATAATGCTTTCTTCATGACTATTGCACCTGCTCCTTGAAGTAAAGTGTTCAATGCAGAATGAGCATTACGTATGTAAAGCTTTCTACCATCTATACCTTTGAGATATTTCTTTGAAGCTGCTCTTTGTACCCTATCTCTAAGTGATTTAAATGCAGGGTTATTATCGAAGAAATGTTCTCTAGCTCGTTTACCATCTGCTGTACTTCCTTCAACCACTTTTCCAAGCTTTTCATCTCCTGCTCCGTACATGAGGGCATAGATGAATGTCTTCGCCTGATTTCTTGATTTAAGTTGTGCAGCTCTTTGATTAGCTGTGTGTATGTCTCCATCTAAAATCTCCTTGATATAGTTTTCATCATTCATATAGTGGGCTAACATTCTTAACTCTAAACCACTAGCATCAACTCCAAGTAATACATTACCTTCATCAACAATCCAACATGCTCTACATTCTGGACCATAAGGACTATGAACTGAAGGTACTTGTGCCATGTTAGGACTTCTGTGTGTCATTCTACCGGTGATAGCACCATTAGGTATAACAAAACCATGCACACGTCCATCCTCTTGAACTGATTCAACCCAAGAATCAACTTGAGCTATACGTTTTTGTATTAATAAAAAGTCTGCTATAAGTTTAGCTTCACGGATATGAGTAACCTCTGATAATGTTTTCTCATCTACAATAGGCTGACCTGTAGGAGTAAATCTTTCAGGTTTCCAACCAAAGTCAACAAGATATTCACCAATCTGTTTACGACTACCAAGATTAAACTCTTGTAAAGTCTGTCTCATAAAAGGCTTAAAGTTATTAGTATCTAAACATCTTTGATACTCATCATCAGTAAGTCCACGTTTAGATAAGTTACCATCTTTCTTAATGTAAGGTGTAACTAATTTATCATCTACCCATTTAGGTTTGAAAGTATTGTGAACTTCATCTTCAATCTGTTGAGACTTTTCTCTAAGTTCTGCAAGTAATACTAATGCAGATTCCATGTCAAACATGAAACCATTTTCTTCTTGTTGTTTAATTATTCTTGCAACGTCTTGTTCAAGTTCAATAGATTGTTTACTAAAACCTTTTGACTCATTACGAAGTGATTTATAAACAAGAGTATTTAACTGAACATCACGAACACAATAGTCTAACATTTCTGTAGAATAATTTAGATAGTCTTCAAAGTTTATTTTAGATAGACCAAGTTTATATCCCCACTTCTCAAGACTATGACCACCCTCTCTAGTAGGATTGAATAGTCTAGAAAGAACAAGAGTATCTATAACTTCTTTGTCTCTAAGTTTTATACCACCAAACTTTTCTACCATAGGAATATCAAATCCTATAATGTTATGACCTATTAATCTATTTGCTTTAGATAAAAGCTCATAGCCTTTTTGCAAGTTGCTTGGAGGAAACTTAAATATCTCTCCAGAGTTTGCATCTTGAGCTACAAGACAATGTATCTTAGTTGCTTTTAGGTCATCTGTTTCTATGTCAAATACTAAATCCATAATTAAAATGCTTCATCTAAACTATCTTCAAAAGTAATATCTTCATCTGTTAGTTCAGATAGTCTCCCAGTTTCTGCATCATAAATAACCCTACAAGCCATACCAACATCGCCTGTGTATCTTGATTTAAGAATACGCATTCTAGTTGTCCTAGCTTCATCAGGGTCATCTGATTGTTGGTTACGTTCTAATGCTATCACACAATCACTAAGCTGTCCAATACTATTTGAACCTCTTAAATGAGATAGTGATACTTCAATACCGTTCTCATGTCCTTTGTTACCATCAACACGTCTCAGGTGTGAAACCAAAATGATTCCTGCACCTGTCTCTTCTACTAAACTTCTAAGTCTAGTCATGATAGAATCAATAGCACGTCTCTCATCACCTTCATGTACAGCACTAACTAACATGTGTAAATGGTCAACGACTACCCACTTACAATCACAACCTATAATCATGAATCTAAGTTTGGTAAAGATATCATCAATGTCATTGGTTCCAAAGTGAGAATGTACCCATACTCTATTCTTGTTCTCACCGTCATAAAGTATATCAAAGAATTTATCTAGTTCTTCTTTACTAAATCTATCTCTGACTTGGTCCACATACAATCTAGCATTAGCTTCAATAGATAAGATACCATCAATAGTTCTTCTCCAATCTTCTTCTAATGCAATGATACCTACATTATCTTTAGTGTTCTTGATAAGATGATGTTCAAGTTCACGTGTGACACTAGACTTTCCAAGTCCTGTACCACCTGTAAGAGTTACAAGTTCACCTTGTCTAAGACCATAGAGTTTCTTATTCAGTCCTTCATAAGGATAAGGTACACTTTCTTTTCTCTCACGATTGTGGAACTTCTCACGTTGTTCAGAGACATTTATAACACCAGAAGGTGTATAAACTTTACTAGCCCACCAAGCTTCAACAAATTCTTTATGTTTGTTGTTTCTTAGCATGTCGTTAGGGTCTTTCCACCCGTTAGGAAGGGTAACTATCCTTGCTTTCCCGGGTTTAAATAGCCTAGCAACTTTAATACTAGCTTCTTGTCCTGCTTTATCTTTATCAAATGCAATGATGACGTTTTCAAAGTCATCAAAGAACTCTAAGCTTTCCTTGATGTCTCTAACAGCACCATTAGCACCACGTTTGATAGATACTACAGCCCACTTAGAACCAAGCAGTTCATAAGCAGCCATAGCATCACACTCACCTTCAGTAATGGTAACATACTTACCACCCTTGAAAAGTTGTTGACCAAACAAACCTGTATCATTATAGCTACCAGAAACATAGAAGTCTTTATCTCTACAGTTTCTAGTCTTAGTAGCTGATAGCTCATGCCCATTGTAATAAGGATATAAATGCTTAACGACATTACCTTGTAAGTCATGTACACATTTCACCCCATACTTTTGAGCAGTCTGCATAGAAATTTTTCTATCAGTTAATGCTGAAAATTTTCCTTCATCTACCATATCAGGTTGTTTGGTTTGTGTTGTAGTTGATTGCATATCCTTTCCTCCACATGCTTTAGTATAGCTAGGCATAAACTCTCCACAACTGAAACACTTTGCTGAATCATCTGCATTGATTCCAACAGCATCACTACTGCCACAAAGCGGACAAGGTTGATGTAACTTATCCCAAGTTTTATCCATGTTAGCCCTCACTATGATTTAAGATTCGTCTGAAGTTTCTTCTGTAGTTTCTTCAGTCTCAGTATCTTCTTGTTCAACTATAGCTTCAGGACTATCCTTTAGTACAGCTTCAAGATTATTCTGATGTCCTTGTGAAGCAAAGTTTAAAGCTTCAACTACAGTATTCAATGTGCCTATCTTTGTAATAGATATATTAGCATTAGCTTTTCTTTGCTCATCTTCAATCTTTGATACATCATAGACTGATTCACCATCATCATTTTTAATAGTAATAATCATATTAAAATTCCTCGTTGTCTGAATCTTGTTCAGCATATTCAATTAAGTTATCTACTTTAACAGCCATAAGCTCTGCAAATCTACCATAATTATTTTTATAGGGTTTGATTTTAACAGTAACTTCTGAACCATTACCGATTGCAACATCCATAGGATTACCGTCACCATCAACTAACTTAGGTGCAGGATTGGCTGACCCATCATTCCTTGATGCTCTCTTACTAAAAGTAAAAGCAGGTTCTTCATATTTCAGTTCACCTGTTCTAGTTCTAACTTGATTAAGTCCTAAGTCTTCAAGCTTAGTAGCTGTATCAGAATCAGTAAGAACAGTTATGCCATATTTATGAGGTTCAAACCTCGTGTTAGGACTGGTAATGTTGGCATACATTGCCTTCCCTTTTACATACTCATACATAAATAACCTCCATTAGTTTGTATTAAGTTGTGCAATTATATCATAAATTTGATTTTGTGTCAAGTCTTTTTTTTCTTCTTTTTGCATTGACAATATCTCTTGTCATTTGAATCTCGCCTTGTAAGTCTTCCCATAATTCATCCTTGACTTGTTGACTAACATCTCGTTTGAGTTTAGTTATAATTTTTAGTTCTGATTTTTTAGGAATCCAAGTCTGCCAATATTGTTTCTCTTGTGACTCGTCTGACCATGACCATTCAATAGTTTGGTCAAGTGTTTGTGATGTGTATTTAAATATCATATAACCCTCCAGTTAAAAGGGTGGCTAGTCACGTGGTGGTTTAGTACTCATTCGTGTTTTATCCTTAACTTCTTCAAGGCGACCTAATCGTTCCAGAAAAGCTTTTACAAAGGCTCACTCCTAGCCACAGTTTTTTGGTGATAATATTTTAAGTCGTACACCCGAGCCACTCGCCCAACCACCGACTAAAACAGTATGCCTTCAGGTTCAGGAAGGTTAGTTGAGGGCTACACCCTACAGCATACTAGAATAAGTGGCTATTATACCACATCTAGTTCTCCCTGTCAACCTTTAAATCTAATAATTTAACTTTATAT